CTAAAAAGTCACAAAGCTTTTCAGAAGACGATTTATTTTAATAAAAAGTATACTATAATATATAAAAATGAGTAACAAGAACATTTACTGGCTGAATAGCGACTCTCGCAAATTCCTTGAACGTGGTTATCTCCTGGACGGAGAGACTGCTGAAAAGCGTATAAGAGATATAGCTGAAACAGCTGAAGACTACCTCAAGTTAAAAGGCTTTGCAGATAAGTTTGAAAGCTATATGCACCAGGGCTTCTATTCCTTGGCTTCTCCTATTTGGTCAAACTTTGGCCGTAATCGTGGTTTACCTATCTCGTGCTTTGGTTCATACATTGACGACGATATGGATGCTATTCTGTACAAAATATCAGAAATAGGTACTATGTCAAAAGCTGGCGGTGGTACATCAGCTTACTTTGGTAAAATACGCCCTCGTGGTGCACCTATTTCATCTGGTGGTGAATCTACTGGCGTACACCATCAGTTAACCGTATTTGAATCGTTAACAGATTATATTTCACAAGGTAATGTACGTAGAGGCTCATTTGCTGCGTATTTACCTATTGATCACAAGGATGTTGAAGAGTTTTTAAAGATTAGAGGTGAAGGGGATGACATACAGAACCTTTCTATTGGTGTTTGTGTAACCGATGAATGGTTAAAGTCTATGATTGAAGGCGATAAAGAAAAGCGCCGCATTTGGGGCTTAGTTATTAAGAAGCGCTTTGAATCTGGTTATCCTTATATTTTCTTTACTGATAACGCTAACAATCAAGCACCGCAAGTATATAAAGATAAAAACATTAAGATTAATCAAAGCAACCTCTGTACGGAAATTATGTTATCAAACGATAATGAAGAGTCGTTTGTTTGTGATTTATCTTCTCTTAATTTTGAGCAATGGGACAGCTGGAAAAATACTGATGCGGTAGAAACATTAGTATACTTCCTTGATGCGGTAATGACTGAGTTTATTAATAAGACCGAAAAAATGAAGTTTATGGTGCATCCAAGAAACTTCGCTATTAATCAACGTGCACTCGGTATCGGTGCCCTCGGTTGGCATACATACCTTCAGTCCAAGATGATTGGGTTTGAAACGATGGAAGCTAAGCTACTTAACACTCAAATATGGAGCTTTGTTCGTAAGAAAGCAGATGCTGCTACCGCACAAATGGCTGTAGAATACGGTGAACCACCTTTACTCAAAGGTTATGGCCGTCGTAATGTAACTACACTTGCTGTAGCACCTACCACCTCTAGTTCGTTTATTCTCGGTCAAGCTTCTCCTTCAGTAGAGCCTCTAAACTCTAACTACTTTGTAAAAGATTTAGCTAAAGGTAAGTTTACATATAAGAACCCTTATCTAGAAGCTTTACTTGAAACTAAGAAAAAGAATACAGAAGGTGTTTGGAAGTCTATCCTTATGAAAGGTGGTTCAGTACAACATCTTGAGTTCCTTACACCTGAAGAAAAGGGCGTATTCAAGACGTTTGGTGAAATCAGTCAGAAAGAAATAGTAATTCAAGCTGCTGCTCGTCAAAAGTATATTGATCAAGGTCAATCATTAAACTTAATGATTCCACCTAGCACCAAACCAAAAGACGTTAACGAACTAATAGTATTTGCTTGGGAGAACGGTATTAAGAGTCTTTACTATCAACGTTCTGCTAACCCCGCACAAGAACTAGCTCGTTCAATATTATCTTGTGCTAGTTGTGAATCCTAATGAGTCTTGAGTTAGACGATACACACTGTGTTTGCAATAATGTTTCATTTAAAGAGATTATACATCTTGTTGATAAACATAAAGATATAAAAACGATTGAAGATCTGCAGCAATATTGTCATTGTGCAGATAGATGTAGTTATTGTGAATCTGACGTACAAAAAATTATTGATCACTTTAAAAGCATTAGATAGTGGTAAGTACTTTTATGAAAAAGTATTTCGTAGTAGCGTTGGCATCTTTATTATTTGTAGGGTGTGTAGGGTTTCCTAAATTCGGGTTTAAATTAAACCCAGACAAAGTTGATACTACTACATCTGCTGCAGCTGTAGTTAAAGCAGAGAACACTGTTAAGCAAGTTGACCAGATGGCAGAAGCTAACAAAAAGGTTGATGATGCTCGCAACCAATTAGAATTACAGTATGCAAAGTTTAGAGCTGATTTGCAAAAAGCTTATGACGACGCAAAAAAGAAAGACGATGAAAACTTCGCTAAAATAGGTACACTAGATTACGGAATTTATATAGTTACTCAAGAGAAAAAGAAACAAGACATTAACACTCTTATTGCGCATTTAAGGGCAAAAGAGGTAATGAACCGTACTGACAAGTTATCTGCAGAAGATAAAGCAAAAGTAGCTAAAGAGGTAGATGATGAAAAGAATAAGACAATTGATCAATTATATGAAAAGTATAACGCTAGTGTAGAATTAGCTATTAATCAAAAAGCCGACTTAGATAAAGCCGAAGCGCTCATTGAACAAAAAGAAAAAGAGAAACAACAGATTAGAGAAGAACAGCGTTTAACTATTAGCAAGTTAGAAGCCGATCAAAAAGCACAGTTAGAAAAAATTAAAAAAGATACAGCTGATCAAGTTGAAATTGCTAAAGCCAACCAAAAAGCAGAAATGCTTGGTTATATTATTAAAGCTTTAGTTGGTGTTGGTGTTTTATTCTTAATACTTGCAGTGTTGTTAAAGAGTGTTACTTTAGGTATTGGGTGTTTAGCATCATTAGGTTTAGCATACGTAGCTGCTACCATACCAATGTGGGTGGTGGGTGCAGTAATAGGCGGTCTTATACTATTAATGCTAATTAATGCTCACTATAAAGCTGTGAAAGACAAAATTACGAAGCAGCCGGCGGTACTTGTGGAGCAGAATCCGAAAGTTCAATAACTTCATTAGTTACATTAACAGTTTTAGTTTTTACTTTACCTGTTAATTGAGCTATAATTTCTTCACGAGTAGCTACCAATACATTTGTATTTCCCTGAGGTAAATTAAGATACCCGTCATTCTTTAGACGTTGTATTTCTTTCTTACCTTCTATCTCTATCTTTTTAATGTCTTTGTTAGCTTCTGCTTTCTTGTTCTGTAAATGTATCTTATTAATGGTTTCAATAGCACCTGCTCCAGCAGCTATAAGACTTGCTAAACTTGCCATTTGCTCTGGGTCACCAGTAGCTGTAACTACCTGCTGTAAATCTTTAACACTTTTTACACTTAAAGTGGCTAATTCTGCAGAATTCTTTAATATAAAGTCTTGAATGTCTTGCTCTGTTTTAGGTACTTCAACTTTAATATCTTCTACAGGTGTTTGTACATTTTCAATCTTTTCAACTGGCCTATTTAATCCAGCAATAAAATCATCAATTTGATTTATTACATTTTGATTATCCGATGCTGTATTATCCGGTAAAGGCGGTTGATTCACAATAATATTTATGGCAAGTCTTGATTTATCAATAATTTACTTTATACTACTTGGTTACGTTGTTTTTAGTGTGTCGTTTATGTTTAACCCATATGCCAGTTTGTATATATTTCATACCTTTCGCGCGTCTTGTATTTGCTTGTTTCTGTATATTGGGGTGTTGAGATATTGTAGATAGATACATTGCAAACTCACTGTTGCTCATATAAGCTAATTTAATAGCTCCTTTTTTTGCATTTTCATTACCTAACAACTTATTACTTGTTGATTGTCTACCTATATCATTATTTTTGTTTTTGCCTTGCTTTCTTACTGAGAGTTCTTGTTTTATCTCTTCCCACCTTTTAATACCTGCAGGTGTTTTTCTCCATTTTTTTGAGCCTTCTAAAAGAAGCTTTAATAAACCGTTATTAATATTTTGTTTCATCAACCTTGAGTGTTTTTCGTCTGCTAAAAGTCTTTTTTCAGATCTTGTTTTGTATTTATTCTTGTCCCCTATTTTCTGCTTATTCGTTCTGTCATCACCTTTCAAACATACTTTGCCGTGCTGAGGTTTAGTTACAAAATCTGCATCCCCATTAGTAAGATTATAAAATAACTCATTGTGCCGCGCATTAAAGTGTTTTAGCAATTTTTCTTCATACAAGCGTGCATCTGTATCACTGTCAAATGTTTTTAGACGTATTTTAATAAAGTTTTTAATGCCAGTATTTTTTATATCTTCAGTTAACATTTTGCTTGAGCCATAATAACTACCTCTATCTCTTTTAAGCACTTTATAGCCAATATAATATTTTGGTAATCCGTCTTTACTGTTCCTTAATTTATTAATAATTAAATATGTATATGCAGCTTTTATTTATATATTTACGTTATTTCTCCTCAATAACAGTTGATAATCATTATTATTAATATATTATACTGAGGTATATGGATATTATAAAAATTAGCTTCAAATCTCTTAATACGGATGCAAAACTACCTACTAAGGCCCATTCAAATGATACCGGGTGGGATGTATATTGTATTGATAACGTTGATATTAAACCTGGGGAATCTAAAATAGTGCCGGTAGGGCTGCAATTGGCATATATTACTCCGGGTTACTGGATACAAGTCGCTTGTAGAAGCGGGCTTGGATTTAAGCATAACCTAGCTGTACATCCAGGAGTAATAGACGAAGGATATAGAGGTAGTCTTGACATACTTTTTCGTAACTTTGATCTTAGTAGAACGCATTCTTTTAAGAAGGGAGATAAGGTAGCTCAACTTATAGTATACAAAAATATAGAAACCTCGGTAGAGTGGACAGATCAAGTAAGTGAAACTGCACGTGGTGAAAAGGGCTTTGGTTCATCTGATAAAAAATAATGTCTATTACAAAAAAATACGGTTTTAAAGTATGTATGGGGCAATTCCGCAATGAAGTGCCTGAACATTATGAAGACCCTAGTGAAAAGAAGCTTATTAGATTTTTTGAAAAAAAAGTTCTAGAGCTACAAGCACTTAATAAGTCTTTATACACTATGATTGAGCTCGGTGCCAATCATAGTTATTATTCTCTTTTATTTAAGCATATTCTAGGCAAAGATAAAACACTTAATATTATGATAGAACCTTTCATAGAACATATGAAAGTAGGTCAAAAGCACTTTGAAATGAATAGCTGTGAAGGTGTATTTTATAATTGCGGTGTAGGTAAACAATGGAATACAAGATCTCAGGTATTTGATTGCGAAAGTATAACCTTAGAGCAATTAATAAAAGAAAATAATATTAACGATTTAGACATACTACACTGCGATATTGATGGCTGGGAAAAAGTCTTAATAAAAGATGATGAAGATTTTTTTAAGCAAGGTAAAGCAAAGCTAGTATTTTTATTAACACATAACACAACAGAACTTTTAAAAGACTTTTTTAATACTACGCCATACACTTTAATATATGAAGTAGGAGCGGGTGAAATAGGCGGAGATGGTCTTTTAGTATACGAAAGAAAATAATGACAATTAATGAACAGTTAATGAATATATGGGTAGAACGTTATAGGCCGACTAAACTGGCCGATATGGTACTATCTGAGTCTTTACGTACGTTCGTAGAAGAATGTAAACGTAAAGATGAAATACCTAATATGTTACTTGTTGGTAATGCAGGTACAGGTAAGACCACATTAGCAAAAGTAATAATAAATGAAATACTAGATGCACAATACTTGTACATTAACGCAAGCGAAAAGAACGGCATTGACGAAGTCCGTACCTCTATTCTTACGTTTGCTCAAACTAAGAGCCTGGACGGCAAAATTAAGATCATCTTTCTGGATGAGTTTGATAACTTTACTGATGCAGGTCAAAGAGCTCTGCGTAACGTTATGGAGG